CAAAACTGTCTAAATACTAGCAGAAATCCGTATAAATATAAATAATATTGATGTTTTATTATTTAAAAATAATCCTATAACTAAAAGGAGAGAAAAATGGGAGTAGAATCCAAAATCAGAGAACTGTTAGAAGGCAAGTTACAAGACGACGCCGTAGCAGTTATAGATGAGCAGATTGCTGGCGACCAACAACCACCTATGCAAGGTGGTAGCTCTAAAGCAAATTTGCCAACATCTTCTGCGGATGCACATCGTCCATTAGATAAGAAGCAAGGTGATGCTACCCCTCCCCTACAAGGCAATTCTAATCCGAATCCAGAACAACAAGACCTAAGTGGTACTAATAACCCTGAAGGTGGATTAACAAGCGAAGTAGGAAAGGCAGCATCAGCTAAAGCTGGTTCAGCCCCACGTCCACAACATAGTGGTGCTGGAAAAGCTCCTAACTTCAATGACGGAGCAGATCCTAAATCAGTAGTCAACCAAAGTTCTTCCAAAGGTAATGTACACCAGGAAGAGGAAGAGGTAGAACTTGAAGACGATCAAGAAGTTTTAGATGAAGTCGAAGAGACTGAAGAAGAAGCGATCGTTGAAGACGAGTTCGTTGATGAAGGACTTGAGGAGTTGGAGGAAGTAGAAGAGTCAGACGAAGAAGAAGTCGTTGCTGAAGAAACTGAAGAAGAAGTTGAAGAGACTGAAGACGAAGTAGAAGCAGAAACACTATTCGAAGATGACATCGCTAATCTTTTCGAAGACGAAGAGCATCTTTCCGAAGAGTTTAAAACAAAAGCAGCCTCATTATTTGAGTCTGTTGTTGTCGCTAGAGTTAATGAGCAAATTCTCAAAATTGAGAACGAACTTGTTGAAGAAGCTAGCAAAGCTTTTGACGAAGCTAAAGAAAATCTCGTTGAAAATGTCGACAAGTATCTCAGTTATGTGACTGAGCAGTGGATGAAAGAAAACGAGCTTGCTATTGAAAATGGCTTGAGATCAGAGATAACTGAGTCCTTTATTAAAGGGATGAAAGACGTCTTTGTTGAACATTACATTGACATTCCTGATGAGAAAGTAGATGTATTGGCTAACCAACAGCAAGAAATTGACGAATTAAAATCTAAGTTAGACGAAGAAATTAATAAGTCAATTGCAATCAGCGAAGAAAAAGAGCAACTACAAAAAGCGAGAGTATTCTCGTCCGTGGTTGACGATCTAGCTGAAACAGAAGTTGAAAAGTTTGCTACTTTAGTTGACGGACTTGAGTTCGGTAACGAAGAGCAGTACGCTGAGAAACTTAACGTTATTAAGGAAAATTATTTTCCTAAGGAAAAATCTTCCTCAGATAGCGACAAGCTAGATGATAGCGTTGACCAAGGAGCCTTAGTTGAAAATACTGTAATGGCAAGATATGCAGATAGCATCTCCAAAGCAGCTAAGTTCGACAAGGTTAAAAGTTAATTTTTTTATAAATAATTAGGTTATAACACATAACAAAACGTAAAAAGGAGCAACTAATGTATCTTTCAGAAGAACTACAGAAAAAGTGGCAACCAGTACTGGAGCATCCTGAACTCGATGAGATCAAAGATCCTTACAGGAAGGCTGTTACTACCGTGGTACTAGAGAACCAAGAAAAAGCTCTCCGTGAGGAGAAGGAAGCTTTGTTCGAAGCTACACACGCAAACCAAACTGGTTCTAATGTTGATAACTACGATCCAATTCTTATTTCGTTAGTTAGACGTGCATTGCCTAACCTTATGGCATACGACGTTTGTGGTGTTCAGCCAATGTCAGGACCTACAGGTCTTATCTTCGCGATGAAGTCTCACTTTACCAGCCAGTCTGGAACTGAGGCATTATTCAACGAAGCAGATACAGACTTTTCAGGTGGTGGCACACACGCTGGATCTAACCCGGTTGATGGTACATACACAACTGGTGCAGGAGTATCCACAAGCACAGCTGAAGGTTTTGGTGACAGCACTACACTTAACGAAATGGCTTTCTCAATCGAGAAGACAACTGTTACTGCTAAGTCAAGAGCACTTAAAGCAGAATACACAGTTGAACTAGCTCAAGATTTGAAAGCGGTTCATGGTTTAGACGCAGAATCAGAACTTAGCAATATTCTTTCACAAGAAATACTTGCTGAGATTAACCGTGAGGTTATTAGAACAATTTACAAAGTCGCAAAGACTGGATCTGCCAGCACAGCAACTGCCGGAACATTTGACTTAGATGTCGATTCAAACGGTAGATGGTCAGTAGAACGATTCAAAGGTCTATTGTTCAATATCGAACGTGACGCAAACGTTATCGCACAAGACACAAGGCGTGGAAAAGGTAACTTCATCATCTGTTCATCAGATGTAGCAAGTGCTTTAGCTATGGCCGGTGTACTTGACTATGCGCCAGCATTATCAACTAACTTGAATGTTGATGACACAGGTAATACATTCGCTGGTGTATTAAATGGTCGATACAGAGTGTACATTGACCCATATTCAGCTAACACTGGAGCTGCTAGCCAGTTCTACGTAGTTGGATATAAAGGTACTAGCCCATATGACGCTGGTATCTTCTATTGTCCGTATGTACCTCTACAAATGGTAAGGGCTATTGACCCTAGCACATTCCAACCTAAGATTGGTTTCAAAACTAGGTATGGCATGATCGCTAACCCATTTGTAATGCAAGCAGACGGTACAACTGATGCTGACACATTTACAGCAGACAGAAACCAATACTACAGATCTGTTAAAGTTACAAACTTAATGTAATCAGATCTTTTTGAATGCGAAAGGGAGGCTTCGGTCTCCCTTTTTTGCCAAGAGACAGAAAAACAAATGAAAAAAGTTATAGTATTATTAGGTATATTATTTGTAACAGGATGTGCAGGGCGGATCTATTTAGATGCCACCCTACCCAACGATAAAGACGTTGACATCCGTATTACTACAAATACTGAACCTAAAGAAATTATCGTAAACCAATAATTATTGTTCTTTTACGAATGCGTTCAATTCCTGTGCAGTTAAGATAATTTGATCTACTGTAATAGGCTCAACACAATCCTCTGGAAAGTCAGGATATGGGATATCCCTTTGTTGTAAACTTCTCTCTACGCGATTATGATACGCGTCTAGTTTAAAGCTTCTATTTTGTTCCAAAAGTGCTTGCGCTTGATTTAATAAATCGGCTCTGATTTCGAACCCTGATTTTTGATATGCTGACATAATTTTCTCCTGTGTGTATGTGTCATGTCCTGTATTGGACATTATTATTTATTACTTTGGTATTATTCCTTCTTGACCTTTGGTTAGATAGAAAGTATTATAAATACTATTGCACTAGGAGGATATATGGCATATTCAAAGGAAGTAGTAAAACGATTTGAGGAAGTAACAAATAATCCAGCAGCACACGGAGTTGGTAGGTTTGACCCTAAAGACCCAAATGTTGCCACAGGATTAACAGGCGCACCAGCATGTGGTGATGTTATGAAATTAGATCTAAAACTAGATCCAGAGACGGATAAAATCTTGGATGTAAAGTTCAAGACTTATGGTTGTGGTAGTGCTATTGCAAGTTCTAGTATGTTTGTCGAGATGCTTACAGGACTAACAATCGAAGAAGCAAAACAAATCAAAGATAAAGATATTGCAACAGCGTTACAATTACCACCTATTAAAATACATTGTTCTGTATTAGCAGAAGATAGTATTAAAAAAGCAATAGAAGATTGGGAAGAAAAGAAAGCAGGCCGTAACTCTACTTGGATGGAGAAAATGGGTGCTAAACCTAGAGACGGAGAAGTAATTGCAAGCTAAACAATTTGATCCTACAAATTTAATAGCAACGTCGAGACCACCTTTAGTGGACTTTACAGATGACGCATTAAACGAAGTGATTAGACGTTTAGAGCAAAGAAAGGCAAAAGGAATACACTTTGGTCTAACAGGCGGAGGGTGTGCAGGATTTTCTTATGTATTTAATTATGCTGATGGACCAAATCAGGAGAGTGATATAGAGATAGACTTTGGTAAATTCAAAGTATGGATGGACGTAATGTCAGAAATGTACCTAGCTGGTACGCTTATATCATGGAAAGTGGAAGGACTAAATGAAGGATTTGAATTTGTAAATCCTCAAGAACAATCCGCTTGCGGGTGTGGAGTTAGCGTATCATTTTAGGAGTATATAATGGCAAGAACGTGGGCGAAGATAACGCACAAAGCAACTAAGAAAGCAACATCACAAGGTGTTGGTGGTAGAAGTAGACGTATAAAATGTAGCACGTCTAGTATGAATAAACATAAAAAAAGAAGCTACAAAAAATATAGAGGACAAGGTAGATGACATTAACTAACATCAATAACATAACGGAGGCAGCATTCTCAGCGAATAATCCTGGGGAGTTGGATTACCTTAAACCTAATGGGTTTAAATTTATGGTACACAATATCCCGAACGTTAGTTATTTTTGTCAAGCAGCTAACATACCGGAAATTAATATTCCGGCAGCTGAACAACCGTCACCTTTAGTGGACATTCCACATCCAGGTGATAAACTACAATTCGGTCAATTAATTCTAAGGTTTTTGATACAAGAAGATATGGCAAACTATAAAGAATTATATGATTGGCTAATAGGTTTAGGTTTTCCTGAGGACCATAAGCAATATGCTAGTTATGGTAAGACACAGGAGTATAGGTTTCCAGATATAGACCCTAAGAAACAAGCAAGTTTAGGACAGTTCTCGGATGCCACTTTACACATTTTGGATTCTAATAATAATCCAATAGTACAGATAACCTTTAAAGACTTGTTTCCTGTTAGTTTACAGGGACTAGATTTTGAAATTTACACAGGTAACACAGACTATATGACAGGTGTTGCCATATTCAGATACAGAAACTACACTATAACAACAGCTTCTGGTATATAAAGTTCTTGACATTTAGTGTCTAAGACTCTATAATAGGATATATTATGATAACTCTACAAGAAATACAAGAGATGTGGTCAGTAGACTGTAAACTAGATGAATTAAATCTAGGACAGGAGTCTACAAAAATACCTGAGCTACATTCCAAGTATCTTAATCATCTTACAACATTTAAACTTCAACTTAGAAAGGCAAAGAGTAATCTATTCTCTTTAAGACGTTTGAAGTGGAAGTATTATCGAGGAGAATTAGACCAACAAGAACTTAATAAACTTGGTTGGGAACAATACTTGGGCAATGCTCCTCTTAACAATCAAATGAATGACTTCTTAGATACAGACCCTGATGTTATTAAACAAACAGACAAAGTAGAGTATTTGGAAACTTGTTTATATCAGTTAGAAAGTATTTTGAAACAAGTAGGTAGTAGATCATTTGATATTAGAAACGCAATTGAATGGACTAAATTTACAAATGGTCTCTTATGATAACTGTAACTAAAAAGAACGAAGTACATTTAAAAATACAAACAGACCCTGGTATCGCTCAGGAACTATCTGACTTCTTTACATTTGAAGTACCAGGCGCTCGTTTTATGCCGTTATATAAGAATAGAATGTGGGACGGCAAGGTTAGATTGTTTAGTATGTACACCAATGAATTATATGTTGGACTATTAAAGTATTTACTAGACTTTGCTAAGACATTAGAATATGATGTTGATGTAAAAATAGATGACTTAGGAGAGAATGTAGACGTTGAAGGGTTTACAAAGTTATTAAAATTACAAAGTGGTGGCAAGGATATACAAATAAGAGATTATCAAATTGAAGCTATAAAACACGCACTATCAAACACAAGATCTTTATTATTAAGTCCTACTGCTAGTGGTAAATCATTAATCATATACAGTTTAATTAGATATCATCAATCAAGAGGTCGTAAGCAACTTATAGTAGTGCCAACAACTTCATTGGTAGAGCAAATGTATGGAGACTTTCAAGACTACGCAACAGCAGACACATGGAAAGCTCCTGAAAACTGTCATAGAATATATGGTGGTAAAGAAAAATCAAATGATTATGATATAACAATTAGTACATGGCAATCTATATACAAATTTCCTAAGAAATGGTTTGAGAAGTTTGATGTTATATATGGAGACGAAGCACATAACTTTAAATCCAAATCACTGACAACATTGATGAATAAATGTACTAATGCACCATATAGAATAGGAACAACAGGAACATTGGACGGAACACAGACACATAAATTAGTTTTAGAAGGTGTGTTTGGTCCTGTACATAAGGTTACAACCACCAAAAAATTAATGGAGGACAAACAATTAGCAGATTTAAAAATCGTGTGTTGCACACTAAATTACACCAAGGACGAAGAGCGCAAGTTTATTACCAAATCCACTTATCAAGAAGAAATAGATTGGATAGTAACGAATCCTCAGAGAAACGAGATAATAAAAAATCTGACAATAGCTCAAGACGGTAATACCTTAGTCCTATTTCAATTCGTAGAAAAGCATGGAGTAGTTTTACATGAAATGATTAAAAAGTCCGTTAAGGAAGGCAGGAAAGTATTCTTTGTATATGGCGGAACAGATACAGAAGTTAGAGAAGAGATAAGGGCAATAACCGAGAAACAAGATGACGCTATTATTATAGCATCATACGGCACATTTTCAACGGGTATAAATATAAGGAACCTTCATAACATTGTATTTGCCTCTCCTACCAAAAGCAGGATAAGAAATTTACAAAGTATAGGCCGTGGTCTTCGAAGGGGAGATCAAAAGGTACAATGTAAGTTATTTGATATAGGTGACGATTTATCTTGGAAGTCTAAGAAAAATTATACTTTAAACCATTTAATCGAGAGGGTAAAAATTTATAACGAAGAAGGTTTCGATTATAAGTTAGTAAAAATAGATGTCTGAAACAGAAGAAATAACAGTATTGAAATTAATCGACGGCACTACAATAGTAGGTAAAGTTGAACAAGGTGCTAACGGTTTAGAAATAGAACATCCTATAGAACTAATTAGTCATATTGCACAAAATGGACCGTATATAGGAGAACAAATTAGTTTAAGGCCTTGGATAGCAATGTCATCATCAGGAATATTTACAATAGATAGAGTAAATGTTTTAGCAATGACAGACTTAGATACAAAGTATATAAAAGGTTATAATAATATTGTTGAACAGACATATTTAAATGAGAAAGCAGAATTTATTATAGACGATAAATTACCGCCTTCATCAGAGTATCTAGATCAAATGGAAGATTTAGATATGGAAACAATTCAAGAATTAGCAGACGCTATATTGAAAAAGAAAATACATTAGGAGTTATATAATGGCAAAAAGACGTGATCCAAATTCATCACACTACATAAACAATAAGGAGTTTCTAGAAGCTATGACAGTTTTTAGAAAGGAACGTATTGAAGCAGAGGATAGTGGTGAGGAAAGACCCCAAGTACCAAACTATATTGGCGAATGCTTTGTTAAAATAGCAAATCACTTGGCATATAAAGCAAACTTTGTAAATTATACATTTAGAGATGAAATGATTCTAGATGGTATTGAAAATTGTCTTACATATATGGACAACTTTGATCCTGAAAAATCTAAAAATCCATTTGCATACTTTACACAAATCACATACTATGCTTTCATTAGACGTATCCAAAAAGAGAAACGTCATATGGAAACAAAGTTCAAATACATTCAAAGTTTGGATATAGAACAACTTCTCGAAGAAGGCGAAGGAAGTACAGAATATGTTACTTATATGAAAAATATAATTGACCAAGCGCAAGCAGACGAGAAGAAAGCTAATGAGGCAAACAAAGGCAAAAAGATGCCTAAGCGTAGGCCAAAATATTTGGATGAAAAAATTAAAGCAGAAGAAGCTGAAAAAGCTAAAAACGGTAAACAAGAAGCTTGAATCTAGGTTCAGGCCTAATATATAATAGTTCATTATGGGAAAACTAAGATATTCAGAAGTATTTTATTCAGTACAAGGCGAAGGTAGATTCGTAGGTGTTCCTAGTGTCTTCCTCAGAGTTTTTGGTTGTAACTTTGAATGTAGAGGTTTCGGTCAAGAACGTGGAAACTTAATTCCTGTAGAAGAAATGCCTTATATGAAAGACGAACGTGCTGAAAAGACACACGAACTAGCATACAAGTCAATAGACGAATTGCCTGTTACACCAATTGGTTGTGATAGTTCAGCATCGTGGGCAATGAAGTACAAACATTTACAACTAACAGAAACGATAGAACAAGTAAAGGATAGAATTGTAGACTTACTTCCTAATGGTAGGTTTGATGAAAAAGAAGACATACATCTTGTTATTACAGGTGGTGAACCTTTACTAGGTTGGCAAAGAGTATGGCCCGAACTGTTAGAACTTTGTAAAGAATTAGGTTTGAAAAATGTAACCTATGAAACAAATGGAACACAAAATTTACAACAACAATTTATTGATTATCTAAATGGTGATGGTAAAGACATTCATGTAACATGGAGTACATCTCCTAAATTAAGTATATCAGGTGAAGATCAATTCGACGCATTAGTTCCTGAAGTATTAGTTGATATGAATAAAGTTGAAAACAGTTATCTATATAACAAATTTGTCGTTAGAGACATAGAAGATTTTGAAGAGGTGGATTTATTTGTAGATGAATATAAATCCGCTGGAGTGGTACTGGATGCAGTTTATTGCATGCCAGAAGGCGCAACATTAGAACAACAACATCTAACAGAAAAAGATGTTGCAGAAGCTTGTATGAAAACAGGTTACAAGTTTAGTCCTAGGTTGCATATTAATTTATTTGGGAATGCATGGGGAACATAGATATATCATGGGATACTATAGAACAGCAAGTAAAGAACGCTAGTAGTTACCTAGAAACACAGAACATAGATTTATTAGTAGGTATAATTAGGGGAGGACTAATCCCAGCAACAATGATTAGTCACCAAACAAATATTCCAATGACAACATTGGATTGGCAAACAAGAGACGGAGAGTTCAAAGACATTTTAAAGTTAGACGAACTAAGAACACAGCAGTTTAATATTATGTTCATTGATGATATATGTGATACAGGTGCAACAGTACACGAAATAAGAGAACAATATCCAGGAGCTAGATTTTCTGTCCTTTTTACAAAAACGGTAGACATGGGGCTTGACTTTGAAGGCATAAGACTCTATAATAGTAGCGAATATAAAAGGAAACAATGGATAAATTTTCCGTGGGAAAAGAAGTGATGGGTTATAAATATAAGGCAACACAAAGGTTGCAAATTTTAAAAAACAATATCCGCGTTAGGAAGGAGAAACAAAATGGCTTTTAATAAGACAAAAACAGACCCTGAGTTGGGTCTTAAAATTCACGAACACTTAGTCAAGTGTGGAGTAGAAACACCCGTTACAGATAATAGACTTACTCGTACAGAGAAGATTGAACTAATCAAAGATCAATTCACTGACATAATGAAAGTTTTAGGACTTGATTTATCAGATGACAGTCTTATGGACACACCAAATCGTGTGGCTAAGATGTATGTTAATGAAATCTTTTGGGGTTTAGATTACGAGGCGTTTCCTAAATGTACAGCAGTTGAAAACAAAATGGAATATGAAAGCATGGTCGTTGAACGTAACATTAATGTTCAATCTAACTGTGAACATCACTTTGTTGTGATTGATGGTGTAGGAACTGTGGCGTACATTCCAAACAAAAAGGTTTTAGGATTGAGTAAACTTAATAGGATAGTAGAATACTTTGCTAAACGTCCTCAGATACAAGAACGTTTGACAGAACAAGTATATTATGCACTACAATACATTCTCGATACAGATAATATTGCCGTTGTAATTGACGCACAACATTATTGCGTAAAAAGTCGAGGTGTAGAAGATGTAGGTTCATCTACTATTACTAGCAAACTAGGTGGAGGGTTTAAAAATGACCCAGCACTTAGAGCAGAGTTTATGAATCTTATTGCCAGAAAGTAATAAACAAAATTTTATATTATGATAATTGAGAGACCACACATAGTCGTAGATTTAGAAACATTAAGCACACGCTCCAATGCGTGTATAGTTTCTATTGGTGCTGTAAGAATAGAGAACTTAGAAATTGTAGATGAGTTCTTTGTGAACGTAGACCCTATGACTTGTAAGGAAGCAGGACTACATATAGATCCTCATACAGTAGATTGGTGGAAAGAACAATCTAAAGAAGCTAGAGAAGCTTGGCAAAAAGATCCTTTGCCTTTAGACGAGGCATTAGACAAATTTGTTACATTTTACGGGTGGGATAGCGTCCCTATATGGGGCTATGGAGCCAACTTTGACGTGGTCATTTTAGAGAACGCCATGACTTTGAGTGGTTGGAATGAAAACAAAAATCCTCAAGAAAAATTTCCATGGAAATTTTGGGATATAAACTGCCTGCGTACATTAAGCAATGTTTTAGACAAAAGGTTGCCAAAGAAAAACAATCACAACGCATTAGATGATGCGTATGCACAGGGAAACTTATTAATAGATATATTAAAATCATGAACAGATTAGATTATGTAGTATCAGGTACAAGTTATATGCGTCTTAGTAATCCTAAGATTGCAACTAATGATACGAATGTAGAAATTGTAAATATGCTCATTCAAAAACTTGTACAAGACAAACACAACCACAACTTCAGTATGCTATACAATGGCCACACAGAGTCTGGCTTTGGTGAAAGATTCCAAGCATATAGAAAATCCATTAATGATGTCCATGTAGACTCAGGTGGTCTACAAATTGTTACACAAGGACTGACTATTACAGATGAATTAAAAAAAGAAGTATATCGTAACCAAGCAAAATGGGGCGATGTGGGTATGTGCTTTGATGAGATACCTGTTATACTTACAGGCGACAGGTCAGACAGAAATGATGTTAAAGGTAGATTTTTTGACAGAGAAAACTACGAAGAGAAGGCAAGGAAAACAGGACAAAACATTAAACAACAATTAGAAATATTTGATGAAGAAGGAAGTGAATGTAAACCTTTCTTAATTCTACAGGGTAATTGTGTAGACACTTATATTAGATGGTTTGAATGTTTAATGGAACAAATACCTACAGAGTGGCACCATAGACTAGGTGGTATTGCTGTAGGAGCAGCAGGTTTAGGAACAGGTCCTTTAGAAGATGTAAAAAGAGCCTTTATTGCTGCACAGATTAAAACAATGTGGCCACAGGATACAATGCACTTGCACGTATTGGGTGTAGGTAGTATTAGACGTATGTTACCTTATTTGGTATTTGTACAGAACGGATTATTTGATGACATACAAATATCATATGACTCTACAACACATAGTAGGGCCGTAGAAACAGGCCTATATTATATGAATGAGAGTACAACTAAGTTTAATCGTAAGATGTCTAATTTGTATAGAGAAATGCACCAAAACGTGAATGAAACTACCAATTTAGACGTAGATCTAGAACTATTTCATGAGATTTTGAATACACCTAGTACAAAGGCAATAGAAAAATGGGGCGATTTACATAGATGGTTATTTGTTAGAACGGCATTTACACTTATGTCTATTAAAAACTTTATGTCTCATTTAGAATCTATGTTATTAGATAAAGATACCCTAATTAAGTTTAGTGGTAAACTAAAACTTGACACGCAGTTCCGTAATCTCTATAATATACAAAATAAACAAGACTTTGATGCCTGGGAAGGCAATCAATACTTAGGTGGAATGATGAAGTCTATGAGTGTAGGCAAAGAACCACCAATTAACTTGGAGGAATTGTTTTGAATATTTTTATGTTACATGAGAACCAGCAAAAATGTGTAGAGTCACATTGTGATAAGCACGTTGTTAAAATGGTTATTGAATACGCACAACTATTGTCTACAGCACATCGTGTATTAGACGGCACAATGTATATAGACAAAACACCAGCAGGTAGAAACATAAAGCGTTGGCGTATTGAAGGTGATGAAGTTAAGGAGTGGGGTTTATACAAAGCATCCCACATCAATCATCCATGTGGTATATGGGTTAGGCAAAGTGATGCCAACTATATGTATTTGCACAGCTTGTGGTACAAGCTATGTAAAGAATATACTCACAGGTACAACAGATTACATCTTACAGAAGCTAAACTGAGGTCTATACTTTGTAATCCACCTAAGAATATACCTTATGCCCCAATGGCAGACATACACAATATACCACAAGCTATGCCAGACGATGCAAAAATACCAAATGATGTTGTGTCTGCATATCGAAGGTATTATAATATGTACAAACTAGATTTTGCTAGGTACACAAACAGACAGGAGCCACAATGGTTAAGAACAGGTACATAAAAGTTAAATTTCAAAAGGAGGGTGTCCACAAATTCCCAGGTGCCGACAAAGACCCTAAGTATGCTACAGGTAAATGGGACGACGTCTCATTCTTAGGATACCCTCACCGTCATGTCTTTCATTTCTATGTAACATTAGGTGTTACGCATAATGATAGAGATGTAGAGTTCATACAATTTAAGCGTGAACTAGAAAGACTCTATACTAAGAACGTTTTGCATTTAGACTACCAGTCCTGTGAAATGATAGCAGAGGATCTTATAAATTATATAGAACAAAAGTATCCTAATCGTGCTGTAAGAGTTGAAGTATATGAGGACGATGAAAATGGAGGCATCTTAGAGAATGATTTATTTGATTGATTTAGAATATGTCGAAACTCGTTATACTGCACAATGGAAAACAGAACTTCCACAGAGTATAGCTGATGAAACAGGCGATTCAGTAACAATTATAGAAGGTGACTATGTAGAGTCAGATGTTACGTCAGGTACTTTCTTAGATTTCTCAGCAACTAATATATACAAGTCACAACA